ATGTCAATGCGTGATACTATATTCAGCGCAGAAAAAACGAACAGGGCCGTCAAATCATTTGATGACCTTGGATCATCGGTAGGACGCACTGCCTACACAATCAAGGAGTCAATGGTTGTCCTTATTGGCGATGCAATGTATCATTGGAAAACATGGCTACGCGGAAGAACTGTAGAGCAGGAGGAATACAATAAGGCGGCACAGAGATATGCCGATGAGGAGGTGGCAATTCAACGTGCAAAGGCCGAGAAAATAGTAAGCATAGAACAGTGGAGATACGACACAGAAAAGAGGCAGCAAGAAATTGACGGCAAGGACCTGCTAAAAGGACAGGCCGAATACGATAAGCGAGTCGAGTACCTACGATCGCTTGCAGAAAATAAGGTAAACGACGCGTCTACGCGCGCCGTCATAGAGTGGAAATACGTCAGGCTTCAAGAAAAGGCAAAGGCTGACGCCAAGGAATACGGAACATCGGTTACATTAAAAATGGACCTTGTTGACCTTGAGCGTAAAAAGCAGGCAGAGCTAAACGCGCTTGCGCAAATCGGAAGAGAAGATGGGGCCAGGCTAGAGCGTCAATACTCCGATTCAGTGGTCGCAACCGCCAAGGCGCGCAATGAAAAGACCATCCAATACTGGAAGGTATGGTTGGATGACTTTGCACAAGTCGAGAAGGCGGCAAAGGAAAAGCAAAAGCGTGATGATGACTGGTTTGCAAAGAGCCCGGCAGACGATCCGCGCGTAAAAGAGCGCATCGCAAAGCGTCAGATGATTGATTCAAAAACAGGAGGCGCGGCAGGGGATAAGATATTCGATCTTGAGCAGGAGAAGCTCGCCATCGAAAAGTGGCTTGGAAATCCTAAAAATAGCCCGTACCTTGTCCATGATCGCAGAGTGAATATCTTGCTGGAACAGGAAGAGATACGATCTGCCGAGGAACGTAAGAGGCGCATGGAAATGGACCAGCAAGAAAAGCTAGCTCTTTACGCTGGGTTTTTTGGCAACCTATCAACCTTGCTTGGAGCGTTTGGCGAGCAGTCGAAAGAGATGTTCCTCGTCGCCCAGCTTGCATCTATAGCGCAGGCCGAAGTCAACGCATGGATGGCATACAGCAACGTCATTGCCAAAGAGTCAATACTTGGTCTTGTTCCTGCGCAAATCATGGCCGGCGTTGCACTCGCCGCCGGTCAAGTCGCCGTGATGAACATCGCCAAGCAAAAGCCTCCCGGCCGCGCAAATGGTGGCGGTGTCGCTCCCAATACGCTGTACGAAGTGGCCGAGCGTGGGCCGGAAATGTTCGAGAGCGGAGGCAAGTCCTACCTGATGAACGGTGGCGCATCCGGCCGCGTGCAACCGCTCGGCCCTGGTGGCGGCGGGCGCGTAACCGTGAACGTCAACAACCTGCCAGGCCAGACCGCGCGCGTGACTGAAGGTGGTACGCAAAGCCAGCCGACTATCACGATCGACATCGTTGACGCGATGGTGGCCGCCGCCGTGAGCAATGGCCGCAGCCAGACTAGCCGCGCCATGTCCGGCAAGTACGGGCTGAACGCTGCGAGGGGCGCACAGTAATGGCCTACCCTGTCTGGCCCGATTGCTTCCCGCTTCCGCAAATCACCGGCTACACGGTGAGCATGGGCGACGCTAACAACGTGCGCGGCGGCGGACAGTATGGGCCGGCAATGTCCAGAAATCGCTTCACTCGCCAGACCGCTACGCTTGCCGTGGTGTATGTGATGAGCGAATTGCAGTTCGGAATCTTTGAGGCGTGGTGGCGGCACATCATCAAAGACGGCGCGGCCTGGTTCACGCACAAGCAAGACATTGAAGGATTGCAGGATAATACATGCCGCTTTTCAGGTGGCTATCAGGCAACGCTTCAGACGGCAGGATCGTGGTCCGTGTCCGGAACCATCACCGTTGATGAACCGTATCGGAGCGCATGATGGCAACCGCGTTCCCTGTTGGATTGCCGAGGCCGTTGCGAGCTGGTTACGGATTCAGCGTAGCCCAGCCGCACACCGAAACACAGAACGACCGTGGACTAGGCCGGCGTCGTCGTGCGGGCATTGGTAAGACTGTGACCATGACGCTGGCGTGGCGGTTCACTGACTCCGAGCTTCAGACCTTCGCGCAATGGTGGCGTGATGACATCGCATATGGAACCGCTCCATTCGAGATCCAGCTACTGAACGGCTACGATGACGTGGGCCAGGACGTTCGCCCGATGGGGCCATACGTCGCGCAAAACCTCATCGGAGCGTGGGAAGTAACGATGCCGGTTGAGTTGGCCGAGGCCCCGGTTGCGTCACAGGGTGACATGCAGGACGCCATTGACTATTACGATGATCTTATCCTCTTGGATGATTTCCATACGCTGGTACACATCACCATCCCGTGGGGTTTCTCATGCCGCTGATACGGTTATTTTCCACACGATCACCAATGGCGACGCGAGCGATACCGTCACAACCGAGAGCGGCGAGGTTGATACCATCGCGCGCGCAATATCCAAGATCGGTAACGGGAACTATCGTGGCGCGTGGGCAGGCCCAGGCACCGTGTATGCTATCAATGACACCGTAACCGAAAGCGCGGTTGTTCAACGCTGCATCGTCGGCCACACGTCGGCCGCGTCATTCGCCACCGACGCCGCCAAGTGGGTGGTCCAGTCTGCTGAGCCGGTGAATGTCACGAATGCGCAGATGGCCGACATGGCGCAGGCGACGATTAAGGGTCGGGCGAGTGGTGCTGGTACTGGAAAGCCGGTGGACCTTACCCAGGCGCAACTCCGCACGATATTCGACATAAACACTGCGAGCATTACGGCAACAGGCAGCACGACAGCAAGGACTGCCGCAGACCGAGCCGCTGATAGTGTGTGTGTGCTCGACTATGGCGCAGATCGCACCGGAGCAACAGACTGCACGGTTGCGGTGCGCTCCGCTATTGCTGTCGCATTTAATGCCGGTAAAAATGTTTTCTTCCCCGCCGGCACTTATCTAATAAACGGGGACTCATCTTATGATGAAACCGTTTTCGGGTTGTTATATATCGGGTCTAGTAAAACAAGTCTAATAGGTGAAGGGGCCGGTGTAACGAAAATAAAATGTGGCTCTGCGACGGCAAGCGGTGTTCGCTTCGGAGGAGGAACGCAAGCCAGATTCGTCGGCATTGGAATTGACATGAACGGCAGCACAGGATTTGGCCTGTGCATGGGCGGGCAGTATTGCGGAGTCGAGGACACCTACATTGAAAACATCACTGGCACTCGCGCCAACGAGGATGACCCAGGGCATATCGCATTACTCATACCGGGAAGCACGCTGTGTGATTTCCGTAATATCGGGATCATCAACTGCGCAAACGGAATAGTGGCTGGATTCGCCTTCTCAGGAGGGTCAGCACCGTGCCAGTACTTACATTTTGACAACGTATATATGGACCCATGCACCACGGGCGTTGCCGTTCGCGTTAGGTACGGATCTACTATAACATTCAACAATCTGTATGTTGAGGGCGCACCAGAAAGGCTCATCGACATTCAGTATAGCCTTGGTGTTTTTTTCAATAACCTGTCTGGTGAAATAGTTGGCGACTACCCGCTAACCACTGACTCTCATATCATACTCACCGGGAACAACGGGGTGTCGTTCCATAATGTAAGGTTCCTATACTCAGACGGCGCACCTGTTGGTAAAAACATATTTGAGCTTTCTAATCAAAACTTTAACGTATCGTTTTCAAATATCGACATATTCATTCGTGAAAACATAGGCGAGGTTTTCAAGACATCCGTAACCGCGCAGTACTACGTCAACATGCGGAATATCACAGTTCGACCAACTGTTGCGGAAACGTGCGATGCTATCACCACAGGAGCATACGGCAATCTGGCTGCGTCTGTCATTGCCGGGGCAGACATGAAGGCTTTCGGTGATATGATTACTATTACTGGAGCGGCGTGTGATGTTTATTTGAAATACTCCACCACCACTAACACGATTGCCGCCGTTGGCATCGATTACAAAATATATCTAGATGGAATTGAATCCCCTGGGTCTAAGACGGTTCAGATTATACCGTCTGCCGGGAACCAAACTTCATATGGCGGTAAGCAGGTTGCAGAAGTATACGAGGCTGGTAGCTATTTCAGATTTGGCACTGGCATACAAATGTTAAGCACAACCGCAGCAACACCAGAGGCGTCCATTACAGCCACTCCCGGATCGCTGTGCGCGTCGAATAACGGCGGGGCAGGGAAGTTGTGGCTCAAGGCAAGCGGAACTGGCAACACCGGCTGGACGCAGATAACCTAATGAGCTACACCGACGCCATCAAAGAAGCCTACGCAAGCTGCCCGTCATCCGTGGCCGTGATCGAAACCGTCGAGATATACCATCCCGATTGGGCGTCTGTAATCCGTCTGGTTAAGGACAAGGAAAACCTGACGGCGACGCTTGAGAGCACCGCTCCAAACAACCCCAGCACATCCGTAGTCTTCACCGCTCTTGACTTCACAATCTCCCAACCTCGCGTCGGTGAAGGCCGGCAAGAGCTTGAACTAACCGTTGACAACGCATCGCTAACTTTAATCCCGCTAATCGAAACGCACGACCTTTCCTCGCTGGATGAGGCGCGCGTGATATACCGGCCGTATCTGTCAACCGATCTATCCGGCCCGCACCTTAACCCGCCGCTGAATCTGACGGTGATCGGCATTTCCGCCACGATGGCAAGCGTGTCGATCACCTGTGGCTACGCCGACTTCGCCAACCTCCGTTTCCCGCGCAAGGTCTACACCGCCACCGAGTTTCCAGGACTGGCCCCCCGTGTATAACCCGCTAATCCAAGCCGCGCACAAGCACCTGGGCAGGCCGTGGAACGCTAACGGTTTCGATTGCTGGGAGTGCGTGCGCGCGATATACTCAGACGCATTTGGCATCATCCTGCCGACCGTACCGCTTGGCGAAGGCGCGGACGTGGTGCGCTACCGTGACGCGATCACCGAGCACACGACCGGAAAGGCTTTCGTGGAGATCGCCAAACCGGTTGACGGGTGCATTGTGGCAATGGGTAAACGGGAGTGGCCGCATCACGTCGGGGTCTACATCAAGGCTGACGCTGGCCGGATCGTCCATTGCCTTGAGCACGCCGGATGTACGATTGATTATGTCGCCATGTTGCGCGGAAACGGCTGGGGTTATATGCGCTTTTACCAAGTAGCGGGCGTGCCGTGACCATCTCAGTCAACATCTACCGCAACCCATTGTCGCCCGAGATCCGCGAGCAACGCGGAGTACAACCGCCCACGACTTTGCGCCAGCTAACGATTGAGGCGAACAGCGCGAGCGAATGGCCGTTCCCGACTATCGCCATTGTCAACGGCGTGCCGTGGAAGCGCGGCAGGTGGAATGAACCGCTGACTGATGGGATGGTGGTTGAGTTTCGCAGCGTCCTAAGAGGCGGCGATCCTAAGACGACGCAGGGAATCATGGGCGGAGCGATGATCGCGGCCGGTATCGCTACGATTGTTCTTAGCGCAGGAACAATGACACCTGCCGGCGTTGCTCTGATCGCATCCGGTGGATTGGCGATCTACGGCGCAACGCAGATGAGGGGCATGCCTGGGCAGCCTAACTCACCGTCTTCGCTACAAGGCGAGGCCGGAAGCCCGACCTATGCAATCAATGGGTCGAATCGTTCAAGGCTGAATGAGCCAATACCAATTATCTACGGGACGATAAAGACTCGCCCTGACTTTGCTTCGCTTCCTTATACCTATTACGTCAACGAAAAGGACCAGTTCCTAAAGGCAACACTCGCAATTGGATGGGGTGAGTTCGACACCATAACAAAAGACAACCTTTATTTTGGGTCGGCAGCATCGTACTCTTTCGATGATGTAAGCCTTGACGTTTACGGGCCAACGGAAAATCCTTCTGCATTCCGTGACGTTGTAACAATATCAGACGCAATCAATGGGCGCGATTGTCCAGGTGTTATAGGGGCAGAATCGGAGTACATCACTAATGGAACCGCATATTTTTATCCAACAGGGTATGTATACACATCCGGTCCACTTAGCTATACATTTACACATGACGTGATAACATCTGGCCCTGTTTCATTTGATAGATATTTGGGGATAGTGGTTTTGGGTCCTGTTGTATTCAGCGGTGCAATTGTTGGAGATGTTGTAAATGTGTCTGGAACTACTAGCAACAACGGAGACCACACATTGACCGGAATAGGAGCATACTGGCTTGCTGGAAAATGGATAGAGGTTGATGGATCAACTCTAATATATGAGGCTGACACATCATGCACCATTAAGGGCGAGACTCAGGGATGGTCTTCTCCTGTTAAGATATGCGATCCGCAGGACGTGTGCGATACGATAGAGTGGGATATTCAATTCAGCGGCGGGCTTGGAACCGTTGCAGGTGATGGGTCGGTTTCTAATAAGTCCGTTACCATAGAGTTACTAATTGAGGACCAAGACGGCATCGAGCTTTATACTGAATCAAACACAGTGACAGCGGCAAATGTAAAGCAGCCATACCGTGCCACATTTTCCAAGTATGTACCTGGTGGAATATCTCCTGGCAGCGGCATATTCTGCCGGCTTAGAAGGACAACGCTTGAGAGCGCATCGACAGCCGTTGTCGATAAAGCTGTCTGGGCAGGGCTAAAAGCGTTTTTAATAGATGATCCCGACTATGCTGGATTGACTAAAATCCAGATAGACGTAAAGGCGTCATTTCCAACGACATCGGCGTCATCGTCACGCGTAAGCTCCCAATCTGGAACGGCTCCACCTGGTCCGCGCCAACCGCCACGCGCTCCATCGCATGGGCACTCGCTGACATCTGCAAAAACGCCGACTACGGCATGGGCTTGGACGATTCGCAGATTGACCTTGCCGCCTTGCTCGCGCTCGATTCCGTGTGGTCTGGCCGTGGCGATTACTTCGACGGCATCTTCGACCAGACTATCACCGCATGGGAAGCGTTGCAGAAAGTGGCCCGCGTAGGTCGCGCTATCCCGGTACTGGTAGGTGGCCGCGTGACCTTCGTACGCGATGGCGAGAAGACAATCCGCAGCGCAATATTTAATCCGTCCAACATCGCGCCGGGAAGCCTGACGATCCAATACGCATTCCGCCAAGACTCGGAACCGGACGGCGTGGAATTGACGTATATCAACCCGTCAACGTGGACCGAGGACACGGTTATAGTCGCGGTTCCTGGCCTTGTTGGCGATCCGCTCAGGCCGCAGAAAGTCAACCTGTTTGGGTGCACCAACGCCGCGCAGGCACTAAAAGAGGCAACGTACTTGGCCCGACGTATGTCGTACATGCGCAAGACCATCACCTGGCAGACCGAGATGGATGGCCGATTGCTGACGGTTGGCGATATGGTGGCGCTCGCACATGACTTCCCGGCATGGTCGCAGTCCGGTGAGATCATCGCATCCGGCCCGGCTGGCGTTGGTGAAATAACATGCACGCCGTCCCAGCCGTTGACCTGGGCACCGTTCGGGACAGACAACTATGTCATCCTCAAAAAGCAGGACGGCACAGTTAGCGGTCCTCACCTTACCACGCAAAACGGCAATGACTTCGCGATAGCTGAACCAGGCTGGACGCCAAGTGTCACGCTTGAAAATGGCGAGCGTACTACCTTTATCTTTTACGCTGAGTCCGAAGTGAAAGACGTAGTTATCACCGATATATCACCGTCCGGTGATAGCTCGCACACAATAACCGGCGTTCCCTACGACGCCCGCATACACGCATCAGGTGCATAATGCCACACGACGACGCCCAGGTTGACAC